CTTTCGGAATAGTTACATGGTTTGATGATGATTTATTTCAATTAGAAACCATAGAGATTGTTAAAGGTAAATGCTCCGTATGGGGCAAAATAATTAAAGGATAAGATATGACATTTAGAGGCTTAATCAATGAAGTATTAATAAGACTAAGAGAAGATACGATTAGTAGCGATTGGTCTGGGGATATTAATGATAGTTCAACTGTATCTGCTTATCACAAACTAATAGGCGGTTTAGTTAATGATGCAAAACGCCATGTAGAAGAAAGACATGATTGGATTAATCTTAGATCAACTGTTGATGTTACAACTGTAAATGGCACAAAGAACTATAACCTTAGTTCTGGTCAGCAGATTAAAATAATGGATGCAATCAATAATACTACTGGTATGCACCTTAAACAAGTAGGTAGAACATACATAAACACAGTTACATATCCATCTCAAAATACAGGAGAACCATTGTATTACGGATTTAATGGTAGTGATACCTCTAATAATTTAAAAGTAGACCTCTCACCAGTTCCCACTACTGCTCATACTATCTCATTTGATATTATAAAGTATCAAGCCGACCTAGCTGAAGCTGATACAGTATTAAGTGTTCCAGAGAAACCAGTTATATTGGGTGCTTGGGCAAGAGCAATTAGCGAGAGAGGAGAAGATGGTGGAACACAATCTAGTTTAATGGCTCAAGAGGCAGGGGAAGCCCTTAAACAAGCAATTATACTTGATAGTGGCAATACACGATATGAAACAGATTGGTATATTAACTAATGGCTAAAGGATTATCATATCAACCACTTCCTAATTTTGGCATTAATGGTTTAAATTTACAAGCCAATCCCTCAACACTTGACCCCACTTGGCTTACTGATGCCGACAATATTGTTCTAAGGGAGTCTGGAAGAATATCTTTTAGAAAAGGACTTAAACAGAAAGTAGTTCCAAGCGGTACAGCTATAGGCTCTATGATAGAACATAATGACCAAGGAACGAACAAGATATTTGCTAGTCATGGTACGAGCATATATACGATAGATTTTACTTCGCCTGATGCAGCTTTTCCTACTGGTGATGATGATACTAAACATACAGTAGCCAATTCAACTGGAGATTGGCAGTTTGTAAACTTTAATAATAGATTACATTGTTTCCATACAGGAGTTGTTCCCCAGAGATATGATGGCTCTCTAGGTTCAGGCGTAAAGTGGACAGCACACGCTACTGACCCCGCTTCAATATCAACCCTGTTTGACCCCTCTTGTGGTATGGGATATTATGGAAAATTATGGTGTGGGGGTGTTACAGAAGCACCAGATGTGGTTTTTTATTCAGTTTTATTAGATGGAGATGATTGGACAGGTTCGGGTTCTGGTTATATTGATTTAAAAACAGTATGGGGAACAGATGAAATAGTAGCAATAGCACCCTTTTATGGACAACTGATTATATTTGGTAAAAATAATATCGTGGTATATGATGAACCTTATTCTGGTGGAACATTGGAGTTAGATGAAGTAATTAAAGGAATTGGCTGTGTAAGTAGAGATTCAGTACAGGCGATTGCAGATGATTTGGTTTTCTTATCTAACACAGGATTACGTTCTCTTGCTCGTACTACAGAAAAAGATAAGTTACCAATGCAAGAATTATCTTTAGCGGTAACAGACACCCTTATTAGAAATATTGGTAATAGCACAAATGTTAAGAGTGTTTATGTTGAGAATGAGGGGATTTATATTATGTCTTTTGTAGACTTAAATATAAATTATGTTTTTGACTTTAAACATAAAACAACTCGTAATACACCAAGAGTAACCACTTGGTCTTTTGATACTGATAGAGAACCAGCTAGTTTAATATATACAAACTTATATAGTGGCTTATTAGTAGGACAGAAAGATGGTGGTATTTCTGGATATGAAGGATATTATGATACAGATTTGGCTTGGGTAGATAGTGCTGCGTCTTATACTAATGCTCCTTTTACAAGTGATATATCTTCTGGATGGATTCCTGTAGGAGCAGCCGTAACTGCTTCATTATTGAAAAGAATAATATTGGTTTTAGAGGGGGGTTCTGGTGCAACATTAGGATTAAAATGGTATAAGGATTTTAGTTCAGAACCATCAGAAACAACTACTGTAAATTTACGCCCAGTTACAACAGGTTCAACCTCTCTATGGGGAGATTCTAGTTCTTTATATGGGGCAACAACTGCAACTCATACACACGATTCAGCAGTACACCCAGCCTCATCTAAATATACACCAATATTCGGGTTACAAGAATATAAAAGACCCCTAACGGGAAGTGCAAGATACTTAAAACTTAACATGGCTGTCGAGTCAAATGGATATGATGCTATGATTCAAAACTTAACACTATTACATAAAGAAGGGAAAATACGATGAGTGATTATACAATATCAGTTAATTGGTCTGGCAAAGATGCACTAGCAGATAGTGATGCTGCGAAGGTGATTTCTGGCTCAGATTTTAATACTGAATTTACAACAGTACGAACAGCAGTTAATTCTAAGGCAGACTTAAATGGGGATTCCAGCGAGGACTTTGCAATAGATAATGGTACTGTGGCGGGTACATTTACATTGGGTGGCACATTTACATTGGGTGGCACAGCAGTAACCTCTACAGCCGCAGAATTGAATATACTAGACGGTGTAACCTCTACTGCCGCTGAGTTAAATATACTAGATGGGGTAACTTCTACAGCCGCTGAGTTAAATATATTAGATGGTGTGACTTCTACAGCTGCTGAATTAAATATACTAGATGGTGTGACTTCTACTGCCGCAGAATTGAATATATTAGATGGAGTAACCTCTACTGCTACAGAATTAAATTATGTTGATGGTGTAACATCAGCAATTCAAACACAGATAGATACTAAATCTCCTACGGCTTCACCTACATTTACAGGCACACCCGCAGCACCAACAGCAGCAGCAGATACTAATACAACACAGATAGCAACGACAGCTTTTGTAACGACAGCAGCGAGTGCTTTAAATGCAGCAGCTTATCCAGTCGGTGCAATATTTACTACAACTACAGCTTATGCTGATTCAGCAGCAGTTGTCGCAGCAATAGGTGGAACGACTTGGGTAGCCTTTGGAGCTGGTAAGGTTCTTGTAGGTTTGGATTCTGGTGATACAGATTTTGATACCTCAGAGGAAACAGGTGGTTCTAAAGCACCAACTTCTGGAAGTACCACACTATCAACTTCCCAGATACCATCGCATACTCACACATTTACTCATACACAAACACCTGATGCTGGTAGTACAGCAAGTCGAACACATCCTGTATCGGAAAAAGCGAGTGTTAGTGCTTATAATACTAATGGAACAAAAACCACAGATTCAACAGGTGGTGGTAGTGGACACACTCACACAGGGGATGCAGTACAACCCTACATCGTAGTATATTTTTGGAAAAGAACAGCATAATTAGGAGATAGAGAAATGGCAAAAAATATGTATGCATCAGATATTGCCGCTGACTTTGGCAAATCAACTGCTAAAGAAATTGCGGCAGATAAACAGTCTTGGCAAGGGGGCGAGGGTTGGAGTGAAGCACAATTTTTTGGAAACCCAGAAAGGGGCTATGAAGCTACTGGTGGTTTAAAAGAAGGATGGAAACTAGGTTTAGATGGAATACCTTATAATGCTGCACTAGGCGGACTTCTTGGGGGATTGGGTAGAGGTAGAGGGGGCGGTAGTGGTAATAATGTAGATTATGCTTGGCAAGATTATGACCGACAAATGTCGCTTCTGGATAAGATTGGAGAAATGTCTGCTGGTTATTCTACATACGGTACGTTGGGTGATACTGTTGTAGATTATGAGGGCAAGAAGGTTACTCAAACTTTATCTCCAGAATTACAAGCAAAATATGATGCCCTACTTGCTTACTCAAATTTATCAGCAGATAAAGTTGCTGCTATGGAGGCTTCTCCAGAGTTACAAGCACAATATGACGCTTTACTTGGTGATTCTGCAGCATCAAGAGAAAGGGCTGCTGCCATGCGTGCTAACCCAGAACTACAAGCACAATATGATGCTCTACTTGGTGGTTTTACAACGTCAAGAGCAAGAGCAGAGGCTATGCGTGCTAACCCAGAGTTACAGGCACAATCTAATGCCTTACTTGCTCGTTCTGGACTATCAGCAGATAGAGTTGCTGCTATGGGTGCTAACCCATACGAAATGCAACAATATTTATATGACCAGAATCTAGCACTTAAACAACCAGGACAAGAAAAATTAAGAACACAAACACAGGAGGCATTAGCAGCCAAAGGTATGTTGGGTTCTACAGGTGGTGCTGGATTATATGGTGAAGTAGAAGAATCAATACAACGCTCTAATGCTCAAGACTTTGCTAATGCTATGGCACAATCACAACAGATGTTGGACATGGAAAGAGCTAGAGGCTCACAAGATTTAACACAATCACAACAGATTAGAGAATGGTCTGACCGTATGATGGATGCAGAAAGAGCAAGAGGCATACAAGATTTATCAACAGGCTTACAACTGAAAGAGTACCAACAGCGGATATTGGATGCAGAAAGAGGAAGAGGTCAGCAAGATTTCTCGGCAGCCTTACAATTAAAAGAGTACCAGCAGGGATTGTTGGATGCGGAAAGGGCAAGGGGCTCGCAAGATTTCGCAACGGCTACTGCTTTGGGTGGACTTCAAGTGCCATTTATGGAGTCTGGTAGAGAGTATGGACAAGGTACACACATTGGAAATGTAGAGGGTGTTTCTGGAGCATCGGCTAATATAGCTGTCCAACTAGCAACTAGAGATATGGGTAAAGCCAAACAAAGGCAGGGTCTTTGGGATATGCTTCTTGGTGGTGGTAGCGGCGGTCTACTCGGTGGTCTTTTTTAATAGGAGATAAATAATGGCGATATACGACTTTGAGGGAATGTTCGGAGATAGATTTAGTACAGAACAAGCAATAAATGATGCTATGTTTGAAGAGGTTATATCTTTTGGGCAACTTGACCGAACAAAATATGCCCCAATGACTGCGAGCACCTATTATCAAGCTGCTGGAGGAGGAACGCCCTTGGGTTCTATGCTGAAACAAGCCCATCCAATGATGAAAAGACAGAATCTTCTTGATAAAATTAAAAAGAAATACCCAGACCCTCGTACACCAAAGGAATTATATGACCTTGCTAAAGAATTATCTATAAACGGCTTTGGAGATTTGTCTATGCAAATCAGACAGGTTGCTATGGAAATGGAAAAGAATGAGGCAACTAAGGCATATCAAACTACACAAGTAAATAAGCCAACAGAAGGTTGGTTGAAAAAGATTCCCGAAACACTTAAGGGTAGTATTATGACTACAGCATTAGAAAATGAGTATTTAAGGGTTAGTGGTAAGGCAGATTTGATTAATTATGATAAAAACGAGTATGATTCAGTTGGTGTTTGGAGAGATTTTAGAAAGGCTCAATTAGAAGATATAGATAATTTAATCCAACAGTTTGCGGATTTTCTTCATATTCCGGGAATTACAAAACAAGATATACAGGCTGCTATAGGTGATGATGCCGCCCTAACTGAGAAGTTTATAGCGTGGATAGGAACAAGTGGCAATAGAGATGTTGCTAATAATCTATTAATAGCAATGGGCAGACTTGATACAGAAGCATCAGTAGCTAATAACCTACCACACACTCAAGAAAAAGTAGATGTTAGTAAGAAGGATTTTCCTATGACTTATAAAATGAATGAAAAAAGTGCAGAAAACATGAAAATATATTTAGAGGGATTAATACAAAAAGGTAGTAATTTAAAACCACATCAACTAAAGCAACTTGAAGAATTAAAGAGAAGATTTCCAATGGGAGATATTGGTTTGGCAAATATACCCCCTACTGTTGATGCTTGGTGGGGATATGGATAAATGGCAACTAAATTTATAGATGGTGTCGGTTTAGTTACTGTTTCTTCTAAGAAAACAAAAGAAGAAGTAGACCTAACTATGGACTACTATGAAAACATAGCACCTAGGTATCAAGAACTTGGTGGGTTTGCTGCTGGTTTTAATGATACCGAGTCTATTATCTATAGATGGTGGGAAAATGCCCATAAGACTGAAGATGAAGAAAAAGATACATGGTTCAAAGAACAAATGTCGCAATGGGGTAAGATGGTAGGCTATACAGATTCACAAGCCTTATTAAAATTCTATAATGATATAGAAAAGATAAGACCACTAAACGCTGAAGAACAGGCTGACATAGAGGCTAATCATACAAGCATGAAAAACTTTGAGGCTGATATGTATGATGCCTATGATAATCATAGTGGTGATATTTCTGATGTTCAAAAGAAATACGGATATGATGAAGAAGAACTTGGTGTGATGAAAGGTCTTTGGGAATTTGGTAAGTTGGCTGCTACAAATCCAAGATATATGTTGGGTTCTCTTGCTGGTATGGTTGTAAAAGACCCAGAGTTACTATTATTAGGGTTTCTTAGAATACCAAGTTTGGCTGGTCAAGGTGCGGCAAGGTCAGCACAGATGCTCCAAAAAACAAGATTGGCTCAACAGGCAATTAAGATACAACCTAAATATGTACAAGGGTTAGCAAGGGCAATGCAAAGTAATAGGGGTAAAGCAGTAGTCGGAAGGGCTGCTGAAGGTGCTACTTATGCTGGAACTTATGAAGCCTTACATGATTTGACATTCAATGGTCATATCAAGAAAGAGAATATAGAAAGAGGTTTGGCATTAGGTGCTTTATTAGGCTCTGCTTTTGGTGCTATAACTAAAAGTACAGGTGCTAATAGTTGGTTGTTATCCAAACAGGGTTCTATAAATGCTGAGAAAAAGTTATCTCTTCTTAAAAATACAGGCGAAGAACTTAAATGGAGAGAGGTAAAAAATCCAGCGGGTGAAACTGTTGATGCCCTAGGTTGGTCTGTGGGTTGGCAAAAAAGGATGCACACTGTACAGGATAGAATACATAGTGGCTGGACATATAATAAAAATACCAAAGTATGGGAATTACCAGTTAAACCAGAAGAAGCAAAACCAGTTGATGCTTTGGGTTTAGAAACTAAGAATGTAGATTTTAGAGCAGTTCCAAATAAAGCAAAGTTACCAGAAGGATTAACTCATGGGGCAAGATATAAACTTTGGAAAGATAGGGCGGTTCAAATTTGGAAGAGGGGTGAAGAAACAGTTGGTGATGCCGAGGCAGTTATAGATGGTCATATTAATTTTCTCAAATCAAAACTTCTTTTAGAAAGAAATAAAGATGGTGTAGCAAAATATACAAATGAAGAAGCCTCTGGTATTGCTGCTAAAGAAGTAGCAAGGGATTTAGAAAAATTAAATCCAGAATTTATTAAGGCAGAAGCAAAGGGGCTGCCAAAAGACCAAAGACCTGTAAAACCTAGTAATAAAAAATGGGGAAATAATCGAGAAAAAGCATTGGGATTAGAGAATCTAACAGAAGTTAGACCTCGTTCCTCTTTTAAAGATTTATTTAAACCAAGACATGAAGATTTGCCAATACCCACAGGAAAACAATTAATCAAGGCTGGTGCTATTGGTGGAGCAGCAGGTTATTACATCTTGGAAGATGATAAAACTTTGGGTGGAATACTTGGAATGGTAGGTGCTGGACTTGCTAGACGGCATTTAAGGGGAATTAATAGAAGTAAAGCCATGATGAAATTAAAACTCTATGACACTATGGCTAGGAGTGAAGGTTTAAAAAATAAATTACGAGCATACGAAGGAAAGACTTTAAATGTTCTTGCTCAAGTTTTAAAAGGAAAACATGCAACAGTAGGTAGTTTAGATTTTATAACTTATGCTGAAAATTTCTCTCTCAAGAGTAAGAGAATAAAAATGGAAGATGGAAGTTATAAAGATTTTGGTGCAGCAGGTAGAAAAGAACTACCACAAAATGTCAAAGATGCTCTTCAGGCATATAGAGAATTAATGCAAGATTTTGAGGCAGCAGGAATAAAAACTGGAGTTTTAAGTAAAGAACAATTTATAAAGGATTATGTATCTCATGTCTATTATAGGGGTAAAAAGCCACCAACTTCAGAGCAAGTACAGACAAAGATAAATCAATTAAGTAAAAGAGGTTCTGACTTCACAGACTTTTCTGGTTTTGGTAAACAAAGAAAAGTTGTTGAAGATATAATGAAAATAGCCGAAAGTGAACATATTGAAACTGATGTATTTACGATAATAGATGCTTATTCAAGGTCAATGTCCAAGGCTATTGCTGGTGCTCAAACTATAAAGGTTCTACAGCAAAATGCTATATTAGATGGTAAGAGAGCATTTAGTGTAATCATCAAACAGGGTGAGATGAATAGAGTCTTGCGTATAGATGGTAAGTCTTGGAAGATGAAAGACTATGCTAGGGAAAAGTTAGGTTATAAAACAAGTAACCACCCAGCACTTAGAGATAAGTTAATACATCCATTAATGAAAAATGCTCTTGATGATTTCTTTGCTCCAGAGTTGCAAACAGAAGGTCTGTTAAATAAAATAATTATTGTAAACAACGCTTTAAAGAGATTGGCGGTATCATTCTCTTTCTTCCACGCACAAGCATTGGTTTTATCTGGTGCTTATTCTGGTGTACTTGGAGAATTGGCTACATCAGCAGGTCGGGCAAGACTTAAAGAAATTAGAAAAATGATGAGGGGTGAATGGGTAAGCTATGGTAAAGATAAATTTGGAAATCCTATCACTAAAAAGAATATACATGGTGAAGAAGTAACAGGTGAAATATATGGTATAGAGGGTGTCAAAGAAATGGCAGACAGAGGGGTTGGCTTAGGCATGAAGGCTAATGAATTTGTTGATGCTGGTTATAATACTGTTGCAGCCTTAATGGATAAATACGCACCACCTCTGGCAAAATTACAAGGACATATTGATGTAGCAACTTGGGATAAGTTACATGATGTAAGTAAAGCATTTGTTTACTTTACAATGAAACAAAGAATGATGAGTTCCAAACCCAGAGGTATTGGTAAGGCAATGCCTTTCCTTAGTAGGATGCGTGGCAAGGATTTAGGAAAATGGGAAGCATTGAGTGAAGCAGAGGCAGGTGAGATTGCTGCTTCTTTTGTAAATGATGCTTTCGGTGGACAAAGACACGCCAAGTTAGCAATGGAATGGCAGAAGAAAGCCATAGAAAATGCCAACAATCCCAAGGGGCAGATGTATCAATGGTTGGCTTTATGGACAACACCAACAAA